AGCAGGAAATGCAACTACAGGAGCAATGCAGACTCTAACATATGATGTGTATGAGAAAGCATTGAAGGAATTGTCCAATCTGCCCGGAGTAATGCTATCAGCCAATTCAGGTGAAATTCCTGAGGAACAATATGGTTTACCAGTCATTGTTTCTCCAGAAGTTCACCCGAAAGCTATGGCAGCTAGTCTCCCTCCTCATGCCAGTGCTATTGTACTAGGAAGCACGAAGAGACGAACTGTGCAGAGATCTGTTGTTGAAAAATCCATTCTCAGTGACAAGGTAGCAGAGCACTTTGGTGTACCCAACAAATGGGGACCTCCTAAGTTGAAGCCCAATTGGGAGGCATATAATAAGAACCTGGAACATATTATAAATCCAGGCAAAATGTTTGTGCCTCGTAAGTTGGAACGTGCCCGTCGAGATTGGGTAGACCCCCTGAAAGTTTTGATGAAGGAATTTACGTTGAAAAATGAAGTTCGACCATTGACAATGAAAGAAGCAATTCTTGGCATTGATGGTATGAGATTTATTGACGCTATTCCTATGTTAACTAGTATGGGGTTCCCTGTGTTTGGCCCGAAAAATAAGTGGTTTGAAGAAGTGAGAGAAGGAGAGAAACTCCTTGATCGTGTTCCTCATGAAAAGATCTTGGAGGAGTGTGAACGTATGCGACAGTGCTGGCTAAGAGGTGAAAGAGCTTATCCTGTCACTACAGCGACACTCAAAGACGAACCTACTGAATTAACGTCCGAAAAAGTGAGAGTCTTTCAAGCTGCATGTGTAGCCATGAGCTTGTGGATCCGTTCTTACTTTCTCCCCATTGCAAGATTTTTGCAACTCCATCCAGTCGAATCTGAGTCTGCCGTAGGAGTTAATGCGTTTTCTGACCAATGGGAAGAGTTGATTGGAGCTGCAACTAAGTTCAACATTAAAAAGTTGTTGGCCCTTGATCACTCGAAATTCGATGTGCGAATGAACTGCCAAGTCACCACGTCTGTGTGGAGATCGTTCATAGACCTAGCGGAAGTAGCAGGTTACAGCTGTGAAGATCTCCACATCATGCGAATGATGATTAATGATATCGTACATCCCCTCATTGACTTCAATGGAACTATGATTCTTGCAATGTCAATGAACACATCTGGTAATAATTTGACGGTGAACGTCAATGGAGCTGCTAACTCATTGTATATGAGAATGGCCTTCTTTGATGAATACCCCGAAGTTGAAAGTTTTCGTGATGCGGTAGCTATGATAACTTATGGTGATGATCTGATCGGATCCGTGAACAAAGCTTACCCACGTTTTACTTTTAAGAGCATCAAGTACTACTTAGCTCGCTTCGGTTTGAAAGTCACACCGCCAAATAAAACGGATGAAGAAATGGACTACTTGCCCTTTGAAGAAGCCGATTTCTTAAAGCGAAAATCGAATTATATTCCGGACATCAACTGTTCTATCGGATGTCTGTGCAAGGACTCGATTTTCAAAAGTTTACATGCCAATTTAAAATCTCGCACCGCATCTAAGAGAGAAATAGCTATTAGCTGTATCGACGGAGCAATGCATGAAATGTTTGCTCACGGAAAAGATGAGTACGAGAAGTTCCAGGAAACGATGCTTAAGGTATGTGAAGATGTAGACATGTTAGTCCCTTCGGTCAAGGCCACATGGGATGAACGTGTTCTCCATTGGATTGAGAAGTATCGTCCACAGGATCTAGCCAATAGCGTTAAGGAGATCCGCCCCCAGGATTCGTCCTGGTCTACATTTATGTCTGCAGAGACTGGGTGTTACGCTAAAACCCAATACTGAATATCCTTTGTTCTATGAAAGGTGGTTCTCTCCCCCACGCAGTCAATCGGGAGAACGTTGTACGGAAGGCGCACCGTTGTTTGCGCAAGCAGAGGATTCTGCGAACA